TTCTCTTAGTATATATTATACAAAAAAAGGTGGGTTTATGCAACCCACCTCTGTAACTCAGGCTCGCCACTTGCCCTTTGACTGGAGGCAAGAAACCAGGCGGGAGAGAGTCCCATCCGCACCACTTGCCTTTTTAAGGAATGGCAAGAAACCTATTTTGTAATAGAAACAAAACTATTAATTATTTCTGCTTGTTCAAGAACTTGATTAAGAGTTGGGAAATTTGGATATTCTAGTTCGATTTTTTCAACTTTATCATTCCATTCTCTAGCCGTATCATATTTTACACAGAACTCATCGTTCAACATAGTATATGCTTGCTTGAAAATTTCAAAACGAAGTTCATAAGGTGTTTTTGACATGATTTATCTCCTGTGTGTATGTGTGTATTTGTGTATTTGAGAGGGTCTTTTGACTCCACCACCTAATTTGTATTAATTAGGAAAAGTTGGGTTAACTTTGATATCTCGGTAATACCAAAGAATGCACATAAAAATAATACATCCCAAAGTTTAAGTTTAATAGCAAAAGGAACTGTGAGTAATCCCCCAATAACTTTTACCAATAAACCATATTTAAATTCTCCCCATAGCATAGTTTGATAACCAATCATGAGTAGAATATTTCCAATCCAACGAAGTAGATCAGATTTAGACATAAGGGGTTTTGCTCCCGACCAGTGCTGTTAAAGTCCATCCGTGACTATTTACTCAGGCAACCTCGACAGATTCAAGGTCAGAAAGAACATATTCCATAAGCATTTCATAATCATCCAAAGGATCACCAGAAAATACTACACCTTCGTTTTCATAGTAACGGCGAACCTTTTTATAAAGTTTCGGATTCTTTACATCAAGGTAGAAATCGCCATTTGCAGCACCACGAAGGGTTTGAACGTCTTTCTTGAATTTTGCTGTGAGAGTCATTGTTTTGAATGTTGACCTTAGTATTATAAGGGTTTGACTTGGAGAAGTCAAGTGAGACACTTGGATGAGTGTCCTATGCTGGTAAATAGTGTTTTTCAAGAAATCTATTTACTTGTGTTCTTGAAATGCCCCAGTCATTAGCAATTTTAGTCTTAATACCCCATTTTGTCAAGTCAACTCCATTTAAGTATTCAATTCTACTTTGATATTCCTCTTTAAATGTATCCATATATTCGTCCCAACTTCTTCCATATCTTTTTCTTTTTTTCTTTTTAACTTTACCTGCTACCCAACCATCAGGTAATATTTCGATTTTTAATATTCTTCTATTTTGTGTTCCATCATTTATCCACATAGATTGTGACATATATTTCCCTGCTTTTTTACCTCCCTTTGAAGATGCTTTTTTCTTTTCTTCTTTTGTTAGAGAAAATAACCCAGTTCCATTTTTGTAAGATTTTTTACCAGCAATACTAGCAGTCTCTTTAATTATATCTTGTTTTGTTATTTGAGAAGACAATCCTTTATACGCAATATAATCTTCTTTGTTGTTCCATAGATTCCAGTTACAATAATGAAACATCGTATGGCAAGTCCTCGATACTGTAACCAAATTATCAAAGTTATCTGTCCCACCCATATATCTTGGGACAATATGATGTTTATCAAATAAACCTTGCTTTTTACAACTCATACTTATAATAGGACAGTCCTATTTATTTATATGAGTTTTATTAAAAAATGCCCGTTGTCGGTTACGATCCGACCTTCTATCTGTTATGAGCAGATTGCCTTCACCAGAGGGCCAAACGGGCATTCGCTATTCGCAAATCACGAATAACAATACGAGTGCCTGGATTCGAACCAGGTCAAAGCCGCTAATCTGGCGGAAAGGCGTTATAAGTGCCCTCTGACTACCAAGTCTCACTCGCTTGAACCAGATCTATTATAGAGGATCTGGAACTCTGTGTCAAGAACCTTCTTCGTGATCAGTGTGAATACGTATTAGTTCGTCATTCACACGAGGTTCTATTTCAAAGTTTATAGTTTCGTTGTATGGAACTATCACTGCGTTTCTTTCTCCATCAGTAATAATAAATGATTCACCATTTTCTACTCTTTGTATTAGATTGTCAAAATCTTCTTGAAACTCTTGAACTGTAAATTTTTGGAGATCTGAAAGTTCTGGATACATTTTCATAAAGTGAAATTTTATGATCGGAGTATTCGGATTTGAACCGAAATTATTCCTGCTCCCAAAGCAGGTGCCATGACCAAGTTAGGCGATACTCCGCTATTTGTCTTTGTGTATAAACATAATACCAGCAAATGGTACGATTGTCAACCCACATCCACAAAGAAAAAGAAAGAAAGGACTTGCTGCTAGTGTCTCAACAAGATGAAAAATCATCTTCCCCTCCAGTTCTTGTATTCATAATACATGTATTGGTCTACTTCGTCAAGTCCTTGTAAAGGAGCAGTAACATCCCAAGTAGACCATTCAATACAAAACTGTTTAATATGTATATCATTAGCAGCAGACTTTACTCCAAGCATTCTAGAAAATGCAGACATTGCAAAATTATATCTTTGCCTAATGCGCGGTTCCATTTCCCTTATAGTCTTCGGAATCATAGTACCCTCCTCGTGTTCCGAAATACAGTGTAGTCAGTACAAAAGGAATAGCAACAAAAATAAGTGCTTTACCTAACATGATGTCCTCCAAACATATAACGCATACCATTCAAGATTTTTGCTCCGAATGATCCAAGATTGCGTGAGTTAAATCTTTCAAATAGTGCTGCAGTAATAACAGGAGCGGGAACCCCCAGGTCCACAGCGGCAGAAACAGTCCAACGACCCTCACCGCTGTCGGATACGCCTCCAGAGAACTGTTCAAGGCGACCATCCCTGCGTAGCACATCAGCAGTAAGATCGAGTAACCAAGACCCAACCACGCTACCACGACGCCATAACTCAGCAACTTCAGCAACATCAATATCATAGCAATAGGATTCTGGGTCTGCCATAGGGGCAACCTCTGCATCTCCTTCTTTGACATACTGAGCACCTGCATTCGCATTCTTGATAATGTTAAATCCTTCTGCGTATGCTTGCATCATTCCATATTCAATACCATTATGAACCATCTTCACAAAATGTCCTGCACCTGGACCACCACAATGCAACCATCCAAACTCAGCAGAGGTTACGTCTGAGTCAAACTGAGTCCTTGGGGCAGCGATGATTCCTGGAGCGAGGGCATCAAAAATCTTTGCACAAGTGGCGACTGCAGTATTTCCACCACCAACCATAAGACAGTATCCACGATCCAAACCATAAACACCACCGCTAGTGCCACAATCAATATATTGGATACCAACTTTTGCCAGACGTTCTGCTCTTTTTCTACTGTCTTTAAAATTGCTATTGCCATGATCAATAATAATATCTCCTTCACTACAATATCGTAGTAACTCATTGATGGTCTCCTCTACAGTTTCTGCAGGTACAACCATCTGAAAGATTCCTGGTTGTGTTCCTCCATTAATTTTATGTTTAACTACTTTAACAAGATTTCCAATGTCAGTTGTAATACCATTAACAAATCCTTTTTCAAATGCTTCGTTTGCTTTTTCATAATTCCTTCTATATCCCCAAACTTCTATACCTGCTTTCATCATACGGCGAGACATACCTTCGCCCATTCTTCCCAAACCGATTAATCCTACTTTCATAAAACCTCTGGATATGCGTGTGTAAGTCCCCAATGTATAAAAAGACCAATGGAGGAAAAAAGAAGAATTGCTGATATTATTGTTCTAATCATCTTCTTCATCCTCGTAAGTAGATGGTTCTTCAAAGAGTTCATTCATTTTCTGCTGGAGAACTCTTTGATTTAATTTTTGTAAATCTTCTTCTGTAATTGTTGCCATTAGTTCAAAGTAATCTTGAGAAATGGAAGTAAAGGTGGAATAACCCCAACTAATCTTAAAAGTCCCTCAGCAAATAAAGCAAGAACCACCCAACCGACGCACATACTAATGATAGAAGCATTACGGTTGTGTCGTCGTATTGCTGCATCAATCATCTCCTGAACTTCAGAACGTGTGATAAATTCTTCTTGTTCGTGCATCATTTTTCATCGCCAAGAAATTTTGCAAGAGGGTCTCTTCGTGTTTTTACGATTTCAACTGCTCTTTTGTAGAACATATTATCTGTGTTCCCAGAAGATTCAAAAGTTGCTTTGATCTTCACCCAATTATCGTAGGTGTGTTGATCCATCGGTTCGTCCCCGTGATACTACTATATAATAATCACAGGTATTTCACAGTCAACTTTTTG